AAGATGGTCGCTCAAAAAAATAATATCAATCTTGACGATCATCCGCAACCAGTTAAAGAAGTTCTTATAGAAATGGTATTTCAGCTAGGTGTTGGAGGTGTAAGTAAGTTTAAAAAATTCTTAGCAAACTTATCTACTAAGACCTATCACCTAGCCGCAGATGAGATGCTTGATTCGCGTTGGGCAAAACAAACTCCCATGCGTGCGGAGAAACTGTCTTATATTATCAGAGAACTAGCACACTAGATGTCTTTTCTAGTAGCTAACGTACCACCTGTAAAAGTTTGGGTTAAGAAACAATATCTCTATGACCTAGAAAGGGGGCACGGAGAATACGTAGAAGGCATATGGACTACTGTTAAATCTATACAAGGCAGAGCTTTGTATTTTGAAACATATATACCAGAGTATGCTGCTCTCTACGATAAGCTACCAATTAGTGCTTTCGTTAGTTCGCCGAATGTTAAAGATGATTTACCCCTAGAAGAACTAGAATTGTGGGATGCTTTTAGTTATCATATAACAGTGATAGAAAAAATTACTGTACCACCTAGAGCAAAATACTTATCGCCATCAAAGAAATGGTATCATGGAGAATATCTATTTACAATAGATAGTTGCCATGCCGATCATAATTTACCCAACATAAATTACTCACAAGTTCCAGAGGAACATAAGTCATTTAATATTTTAGAATTAGAGAACGGACACTTTGCTGCCCAACCAAACAATAGAACATTGTTTTATGATAAATCTTTGACTCCTGCAGAACCAAAGCAACCAGATTTTAAAGTATCAACTATAGAATATAATGTAGAATCTGTCAGTAAATGGACAGCAGGTGACGATACTAACTTCTTTTATAAATTCAAAGAACAAAGCTAGGCATAAGCCTAGCCTATTCCTCTTATACTTATTTCGTTACGATTTTGTGAACGTTTGGAAATGATTTATTTTTATTGTAAAAGTTTAATGCCCATTGCCAGTCTTGTTTATACTCAGCTCTGCAATAATCTTCTAATGAGTCTCCGCTTGTTTCGTCTCTGTTAAAGAAGTTTAAACATCTATTAACAAATGATTCTGTTACGGAGAAGGTTGTGGGGTTTGCCATAAGTTCTCCTTTGTTGATATCTCAGCCAAGGCTCTCCAGTAGTCCTTGTCTTTGATTGGGAGTCTATCAAACTTATACCTAGAAGTCAATGATTTATTGCTGAACAACAGGTATAACTTTTTTGCAAACCTATCATACTTAGATGTGTGTGGGTATTGATATTTATTTTTCATGCGTCTCCAAAAGAAAAGGGCTAACCCTGTCCTACTAAGATCAGCCCTTCGTACGGTTGTGGAAGTGGTTCCCCAAACTGTTTCTAAATATTACATCTAGAAGAAGTAAGGTTCTTTGTGCCCCCCTGTCTCCGTTGTTAGTGTTATTATATCAAATGATATAACATTTGTCAAGAGGTAAATGCCTCACTCCAATCTCCTTGAACTGCTCCCTTAGCATACTCAGTCGCTCTGGTTTCAAAGAAGTTTTCGTGTGCCTGTCCATTGACAATATAATCCACCCACTCAAGTGGATTGTTCTTAACTCCGTAGTTAGGTTTTAAACCTAGCTGGAGTAATCTTCTATCTGCCATGTAGTGTATATAGTTCTTTACTTCTTGCGGTGTAAGTCCTTGAACTGGTCCTTGTGCAAACGCCAGGTCAATAAACTTTTCTTCAAGAGTTACCATATCCCTACATATATCGTAGAGTGATTTCTTAAACTTATCATTCCATACATGAGGCTTCTCATCTAGTACAGTATGTAATAACTTAATCATGTTTTCAACGTGGTGATTCTCATCACGTATAGACCAAGCAACTATCTGACCCATGCCTTTCATCTTACCAAACCTTTGAAAGTTTAATAACATAATGAATGATCCAAACAATTGTAAGCCTTCACCAAATGCAGAGAACACAGCCATGTCACGTATAATCTTTTGCTCATCCGTGCCCCCTTTACTTTCCCAAAGATAGTTATGTTTATCAGCCATCTCTTTATATTCTTGGAAAGCTTTGTACTCTCTATCATCCATACCTATTGTATCATTTAATAAAGAATAACTGTGTGCATGGTTAGCCTCCGATGTAGCGATAGCGGATAACATCATGCGCACCTCTGGTTTTTTAAACATGGGTATATACACATCCATATAGGCTTGTGCAATATCTACATCACCTTGTGTAAAAAATGTTAGAATCTGTTTCACTAGATTCTTTTCTGCATCATTCATCTTAGAGTTCCAATCATTTACATCCTCATGTAAGGGAACTTCACTTGGTAACCAATGCATTTTTTGTTGATCATCATAGGCTTTAAAAGCCCACGGATATTCAAACGGTTTATAATATTCTCTTCCTTCAAATACTGACATCTCTCCCCTTTCTATGCCTCGCAAGCTGCGCAGGCAGTTTCATCTGTGTCAAAGTCTTGTCTTATTGTTCTCTCTATCTTACTAGATAAGTTCTCTACTTTTTTAAGTGCTTGACTTCTCATGTAGTATAGAGTTTTAACTTTATTTTTCCACGCTCTTAGGTGTATACCATGTAGTGTTTTAGTATCTACATCGGGTGGTAGAAATAAATTTAAACTTTGTGATTGACAAATATACTTTTGTCTATCAGCTGCTAAGTCTACTAGCCACCTTTGGTTCATCTCAATCGCAGTTTTAAATACTTCTTTATCTGCCTCAGATAAGAAAGATAAGTGTTGCACACTACCACCATTAGTTACAATAGATTTCCATACTTCTTTATTGTTTCTATCATACTTCAATAGTGTCTTCTCTAAGTATTTATTCTTCATTAAGAATGTACCACTCAAAGTCTTTTGAGAAAAAGCGTTTGCTCTTAGTGGTTCTATAGATGGAGAAGTTCCCCCACAGATTACTGATGAAGAAGCATTAGGAGCAATGGCGATGACATGAGAATGTCTTAGTCCTGTACCTTCCATATCTGCGGGTGAACCCCTCTCTGCCCCTAGCTTCTTGTTAGCAGCTTGAGCCTCTTTGTGTATATGTTTAAAGATATATTCGTTTATAGATTTAGACATAGGACTGTCCATAGATATAGCTCTCTTCTGAAAGTAGCTATGTAATCCCATTGATCCTAAACCTATTGCTCTTTCACAACGTGCAGAATTAACAGCTCGCCACATATAGTCTGGAGCTTTCTCAATAAAATGTTCTAACACATTGTCTAACATACGCACTAAATCTTCTATAAATTGTGGGTTGTCTTTCCACTCATCAAAATATTCTAAGTTAACAGAAGATAAACAACATACAGCAGTTCTATCTTTTGCTGTAGGTAATGTAATCTCTGAACATAGATTAGAATGATTAAACTTTAAACCTAATTTCTTTTGTGATTCGGGTAATGCTTCGTTTACTGTATCAATAAAACTTATGTATGGTTCACCTGTAGCTATTCTAGTTTCAAGTAATTTAATCCATAAAGTTCTAGCATCTGTTGTATTAATAACTTGTTTAGTATGGGGATCAATTAAATCCCATTGATCTCCTGCTACTACCGCTTCCATAAATTTATCTGATACATTTACACCATGATGTAAGTTAAGATTCTTTCTATGTATATCTCCACCTGTTGGTTTTCTCATCTCAATAAACTCTATAATCTCTGGGTGGGATATGTCCATGTAAGAAGCATAGCTTCCTCTTCTAGTTGCGCCTTGATGAAACGCAGTCATCTGTGAATCAACCACGTGCATAAAAGGAATGACACCTGTAGTTTTATTTCCAATACTTGTAGCCATACCTTGTGATCTTACATCACCCCAGTAACCTCCTATGCCACCACCCATACTCGACAACCAAATGTTTTCAGTATAGTGATCTGCTAATCCTTCTCTAGAATCATCTACATAATTTAAGAAACAGGATATAGGTAGCCCACGTGTGGTGCCCCCATTAGATAATACAGGAGTAGAGAACATAAACCATAGTTTACTTGCGTAATCATATAACCTTTGTGCATGGGCTTGATCATCTGCAAATGTCTTTGCTGCCCTAGCAAATGCATCTTGAGGACTAGCCTCCGTTGGTAGTAAGTATCTGTCTTTGAGTATTGTCTTTCCAGATTCGGTTAAAAAATCATCACGTGAGTATTCTGTATTTATTTTCATCTATATCCTTTCATATTGTCCTGTAGAGAGCGCGAGTTTTTGATTGTATCATAGCTTGATTGGGAACACAAGCCCGTCTTTAACTTGAATATATCCAGCCTCTTCCATAGCTCTAACTGTCTGTTCTGATTCAC